TTGTTGGGACTCGTCAGTGTGCCCGCGTATCCCGTCCCGCCTGTTCCAAAGGCAGTCGCGGAAGAGTTAATCGCGGGGAATCCCAACATAATACCCAAGACAAACGAGGCGGCAAAGTTGAATTGAATCTGCGTGGTGCTGACTCCTGTGATGCTCTGCGTGGTCAACCCAGTCTGTGAATTGTAGGTAAAGACCAGATTCGCTGTAGTCAGGGTAGAACTGGGTCGGTAGATGAGGATGTCCGCAATGAGGGAAGTCGCCAATTGTGTCTGGAGCTGATTGATGTTGTAGTTGCCAATGGGGATTAACATGGAGGTGCTTGAGAAAGTCCCACTAGCATCCTTGTAAGTATACGGGAGTCGGTTATTGGTTGCGTTGACTTGACTGAACGAATACGGCAACTCGATCATCGGGGTCGAAATCAAGAATCGGTTGTTGGTGTTGGTAAGCACGATTGGGGTAGTAAACAAGAAATTACAGTTATTGGGGGTGCCCGTGTCCGCTTCACGACTGTTCAGAAACAGCGAGTAGGATTTGATTATTTCCATTTATTATCTTGATACAAGATAATAAATACAAAATGGCATCTATCAATGGTCTCCAAAACAATGCCCTTATTGTAGGAACGATTGATGGACTTCAAACCATCTATGCGACGCAGATATACGATAACGGGGTATTACTAAATCCTCTAGGATATGTGCCCTATACAGGGGCAACAGGAGCAGTCAATTTGAACGGTCAAAACTTAGTCAATGTGGGGACGCTGGCGACAACGGGTGTCAATACTTTTTCTGGTGTCGCCGCAGGAACACCGTCAACCTCTTCCTCGTATCTTGCCCTGAACGCAACCAATCAGCTCGTTCAAACCAGCATTGCTCCCAACATCCCTATTAACGCGGTGAATACGGGCACATGGTATCCAACCTTTACCGCCACTGATGTATCGGGCAATGTCGTCACCCTGTATACGGATAGAACGGGAGCTTTGTTTTATAACCCCGCCACGGGGACATTATCGGCAACTTACTTTTCAGGCATTGCGTCGAATGCCACGCTTGCTACCAATGCGACCAATGTGGACTTGGTTCAGTGGACGACTGGTGGAGGATTGATTTACCTCGTGGGAAGCTCTGGATACACGACAGGATACTATACCCTTGAATCACAAAACACCCTGACCTTTAACCCAGCAACCAATACCTTAACCGCTTCTATCTTTTCTGGTTATGCTACGGGGGGAGTTTTCTCGACGACGACCATCCTCAATCTGATTGGGACAGACCGAACCGTGGCGGGTAATGGAGGTCTTTATACCCAAAACGGACTCACTTACAATACCAGCACGAATACTTTAACCACCTCGTATTTGAATGTAGGAGGAGTAGTCTCGACAACCCCGTCATGGACTTTGGGGTTGGACTCTTTAAGCAATGTCGTTCGTGTTGCCGTGGGAGGTAATGCGTCGACCCTGACAACCACGGGGACAACATCCAACACGACTTACTATCCTACCTTTACGACCAACTATAGCACTACGCCCACCGCACTTTCGTATTACACGGATAGTGCTGCTTCCCTAACATATAACCCCAGCACACATACCTTGACCACCTCACAATTGACATTGAGTAGTATCGCCTCGGGAACACCAACGACTTACATTGCCTTGAACGCATCGGGACAAGTCGTATCGTATACACCCACGAGCGGTTCTGCGACGACACTTCAAACGACAGGGACAACAACCAATACAACCTACTATCCCGTCTTTACCACGGGCAATTCAACTACCCCAACACAATTGTCTTACTATACGGACTCTTCATCAACGGGTCTCAGTTATAATCCATCGACGGATATTTTGTCATGTAAAAATGTCGTGGCACCGACTGGAACCGCCCTTTCACTCGCAGGCAACGGAGGAGGAACCCAACCATCTCTAATCTTAAGTTCGTCAGGGGGACAACTTACAAGCAACTTACAAATCAACAATAGTTTGTATGCCAACACGACACTCAATTTAGGGATTACTGGGAACACCTCACTTTTGAGTCTAAATGCTACCACAGCAACCTTTGCTGGGTCTATCCTTGTCGCAGGAGGAACAGTCTATACCCCAGCACTGACATCCTTGACATTGAACTCTGCCTTCAATTGGATTAATTTTCAAGTAGCAGGCACAACCTACCTACAGATGTATGCGACCTATTTATTGATGGAGAACGGGATGAATGCGATTCAAACGACTTCACAAACCTTTTTAACCGCAGCAGGCGTGAATTCGGCGACGGCAGCAGCTAACTTCAATTTCGAAAATGTCACTCCTTATGGCACCCTGACAACGGGAACTGCTGCGATGAACCTATTGTGTAGCAATGCGACATTGGGAGGAGTCGTTGCGACAAGCACCAATGGGTCGAGTGCTGCGACATATGGGTCGTCTCAATTGGCATTCCAGACATTATCTCCGTCGGGAACATCAGGGACACCAGGAACATTGACGACTTATGCGACTTTGACAAGTGCTGGTTTTGTAGGAGTGAAACCGCCTGTAGTGTTATATAATTCGCAATCATCAGGAAGTTTTTCAGGAACTGGTTATAAGACGATATGGATTCGTATAGTAGGAGGAGGAGGAGGCGGATGTAGTGGTGCTGTAGTAAATACATTTAACTATGCCCCTGTTGCGGGAACTAGCGGAGGGGCAACAACCGTAAGTGGAACGGGTATGACGACCATGACTGCTAATGGAGGTGGTGGAGGAACAGTATCTTCATTCAATACTACAGGAGGTGTTGGTGGCACTGCTTCTGGTGGGAATGTAATAAATACAACAGGACAAAGAGGTTCAAATGGATCCTATCAAGCTAGTGCTTATAATATTTCTTATGTAGGAGGTAATGGAGGTGAATCATTGTTAGGTTTTGGTGGAGTTGGAGGTAATGCTAATGCTACTTCAGCAACAAATGGTATATATGGTGGAGGAGGTGGAGGTGGATATTCAACATTAGGTTTCGCAAGTGCTTGTGGAGCGTCAGGAGGCGGTGGAGGAGGATATTGTGAATCGTATATATCTTCCCCTCCTGCTACTATTACAGTAAGTATAGGGGGAGCAGGAAGTGGTGGTGTTCCTGTTCCTAGTGGTTTTTCTGCTTTTAGTGGAGCAAATGGTGATGTTGGTTTATGTATCGCAATTGGATTTAGTTAATTAAAATCTTGGATAAGTATAATATGTCTGTTCAACATTACGCTGTAATTGATTCTTCTGGCACAATTGTTAATAAGATTGTATACAAGATAGGAGATGTTCCTCCTAACCCTCATCCATGTCATCCAAATCATTCCATTGTTCCATGCGATGAATCTACTGGACAACATTCAGATGGATGGACTTATATCAATGGTAAATTCGTAGCACCGCCTAAACGAGAACCAATACTTACCTCTTCTTTACCTGAACCACCCCCAACTAAAGAACAAACCGATATTGCCGCACTCAAATCCGACATCCAGACCCTCACTCAGTCCCTCACGCAAGTCATCACGGCATTGAATGCGTTGACTCAATCAAAAGTCGCAACACCACATGTTGAATAAATTCTTTTTTTCTCACCCTATAGTAAATGTCCATCCCTCTTCCCGCCATTATATCAGGAGCAGCATCCCTGTTGACTTCTCCCAACCAAGCGCCCGCTGTTAGCAATCCCGACCCAACTGACTCCAAACCCTTTGTTATTTGTGCCACCCACGACATCCCCACCGAAGACTTGCTCATCCTCCAGTCCTATGGTAAAGTCAAGTCCTACAAGCATGACATTCATGCCAATATCTCGCCTGCGACCATGGACTTCTCGTATCTCTTTTTGGATTTCCGAAGCGAGAAAGACCGTCTCTACTTTCAACAACAGGTTCTCCCACTGGGACTTGCCTATCATGTCGTCCTCTACAAATACTCTTTCGAGAGCGATTTGGGTGTCTCGTATGAATCTGAGTTTGCGTCCTTCCCCAGTGAACAAGCAACCAAGTCTGCTTACGACGCTCTTCTTCTCACACCGCCCCTCGGGTCTCCCTCCTGCGTCAAAGACCTTTTTTTGGCGGTAGCAAAATGTGGCGCTCATTAAATTCATGGTTCAAGAAAGCATTCATGTATGTGGTCAATGCTACCATTACCCATTTATTGATTATCGCCAAAGTGTCCCCAATTGTCATTTCACTCGTCGGGGTTGCGTTATAAAAAATTAAAAATTCTTTTCTCCATAGAAAAGAAACAAATGGGTAATGCGATTAAATCATTCGCCAAAACCGTCGCCAAGGCAGCAATCTCTGGAGCAGGGTCTGCCATCCCTATCGTGGGTGGTCCCCTCGCCAATTGGGTCAACAGTAAGTTTGCTGTTGGTTCATTTGATATTGGTAGTATGGGAATCGATAAGGCAGACATTCCTGAAGGGGTAAAGACGAAAGCAGTCAACACTCCCGCACAATTGAAGGCACTCGTCAAAGCTAACCCCGAGGAAGCAGCAAAGGCAGGATTGTCGGTCGCCATGATTGATGAGGAAGTCAAGAAGGCAAAGGAACAAGCAAAGGCAGTTGGTGGTATGGTCAAGATCGGCGCCCCGCGCGTCAGCATCCCTGAGGCAACCTCCTTCTCCAAACCCGCCTTCTCTAAGGGCACGGTTGACTTGAACAAGGTCGCCAAAGCAATGGGAGCGAAACCCAAAGGGCAGGCAAAGGGTAAATCCAAAGTGTCCGAGAAAGACAAGAAGGAAATGGAACACATGGCAGAAATGCGCGGAATGAAGGGAGAAGAAGCAAAGAGTAAACTGGATTCCAAGGCAACGGGAGGCAAGGTAAAGCGCGCTCGCACAGCAGCACAGATCGAGGCAACCAAACGATTGGTCGAAGCAAATCGTAAACGCCGAGCAGAAAAACACAAATAATAATCTTTCGTATATTCAAATGTCATATACGAAAGCAGAGATCACCAAAGCAGACCTTGCTAAACTAAAGGACAGCAAACCCGTTCACATCATTGCCCATTCCCATGAAACCATTGTGCCCGTGGTATATGCGGGAATGGTGAATCGCTTTCTTGAATCCAAGGGAGTCAAACTCCCCTTAACGCATCATCAACTCGCCGCCATGAAACATGAAGCAGGTGTGGCAGGATATGCCAAAGGAACCATGAACCTTCAACAACAGAAAGTCTCCCAGAAGGTCGTGATTCACTTGGGAGAGAAGAAAAAGAAGCGCAAGCGTAAAGGAGGTAAAAAGAAGGGAGCAACGGGAGGAGCATCCTTTCTTGCCTTGCCCACTCGCACTCCCATGGAGACCTTTTCTCATACCTTGCGTCCAGACAACTATACGCAGATACGACCTCTCATTACTAACTTTACTCAACCTGCCGTCATCCCAGATTACAAGCGAGAAGCAGAAGAACATCTTGCGCGCGAACGACAGGCATTGGAAAAGTATAAAAAGGAACTAGATGTCAGAAGAGATTCCATGAAGGAACTAGACGCGGTGGAAGAGAAGATAGCAGAATCCAAAGCACCAATTCGAGTTGATCCACAACAAACACCAGTTCGTTTAACCAAGTCTGGGCAACCAGATATGCGTTATAGTGTAAATAAAGAACCTGGACGAAAAGTAGGTAAAGAGAAAGAACAATAAATTGATATGTTGACAATATCAATTATTCATCATGCTTTACATACAACTTTGCCTGAGCACTCGAATGTCCCATTGCCGTCGCCGTCTTTTCTAATGCTTCCATGAGTGGAGCACTCTTTTCTGTAATATAGATATGGCGCAATTGATTCACACTGATCGCCTTGGGTTTAAAGATCGAGTTGAGGATCTTGGTCATCCCCGACGATGTCAACTCTTTGCCATAGTAGTCTGAGAACAACAAGTCCTCATCATGAAACGCAATCCACTTCTTGAGTAATTGTGCGAGACCTTGTGGAACCTTTTCAATTTGAAGTCCCGAAAATTTACTGGTTTTGTATTTGCGGAAATGGAACTTGCCTGTGTCATAGAAGTTATCCGTTGCCTTATCGTAATCCCTTACCTTCATACAACAGAAATCCATTGCGCGTCTAGGGGGGATTAATACATAGCAACACAGCACAATGTATTTCTGGAGGTTCAAGATTTCCTCGCGCGAAGGTTTCTCTTCCTTGAAGACATAGTAGTGCTTGTTCTTTAGCTTCTCTAGATGCTCTTCGATTTCCTTCCATGAGATCCAGTTCTCCTTTTGAACCTCGGTCATGATGTTTTGCTTTTGAATAGCATTATATTGATGGGCATCCTTAATCATCATCTCACGATAGGTATGCTGGACGACTCCTTCCGTCAACGCAACCAACGCAGACAGGATTGTTTTGCGGACATTGAACTTGACATCCTCTAGATGCTTCATGACCTTGTCCTGATGCTTGGTGAACGCATGATGGTCGAACTCCTTGTCGAATACATCCTTGTAGAGACTACGAAGGATATTGGTATAGGTCTTGATGGACGACTCGGATAGTTTCGGTCGGTTCTCTTTGATTTGTTTTACGCACGCTTCCATTTATCTGTTAACTAGATAATATATTTTTCTTTTTTTTCATTTTTTAAAATGTATCCGTTGGATAGATTTTATGACATACCTTTTTACATCTCTTCAAATACATCCTCTACATACTTGTTCCAAGTCAGACGGTATAATTCGCCATCTGATTCGGGAATGTCCGTAGTGAACCCTTCTTGAACCAAACGGAAGTCGTCATCATAACAATTTTCAATCTTTGTGATTTTATGTCCTAACTCACGCAGGATACGACGCAGTAAGCATAAAAGAACATTGGTTGACGGTTCTGGACAAATCGCATTGTATTGTTGATAGAACACAACGAAACCATTTTTATTGTGGGAACTCAACCCCAAACTCTGTAAATCAATAATGAGTTCTTTCTTATGTTCGATAGTAAGTCCTTCTTTCATTGTGGCGCTTGTAAGTGAAAGAGATAAGGATTCAAATAAGAATTTCATTTTTTCAGAATCACCTATAACTAATAACTCCAATAAACAGAGTTTCTAGGGATAATCTATTTATAATATAGGTTAGATACAGTATAAATACAAGTTCCTGTATATAGAAAGACCAAGGATACGCTGTTTAAAGCATATAAAAATTTTTATTTGCCTAGTTAAAGCATAATCTTGGCGTTCTTGGTTAATTCTATATACAGGAACTTGTATTTATACTGTATATAGACCTTCTTATATATAGAACTTCCTATCAAACTCCGTTTATTGGAGTTATTGGTTATAGGTGATTCGAAAAAAATGAATTTTTAAATTTTAATACTTATCTATTCACTTACCAAGCGCCATGGACTGCTCTCATGTTATCACCCCATTGTATCCCATGCTGTTGTCTGTCGAGGACTTTGTCGGTATTTGCAACGATGCTCGCCCCATTGATAATGGTAAAACCAAGTTCATTTGTAACGCAGTCCCGACAGGCACTGCGATGATCCGTCTTGTCCTTCGTTCGGCATTGACTTCTCTTGGATACAAGATTGTCTCAGAAGATGTTAAGCGTGTGGAGGGATGTCAATTTGGTACCTGGAGTTTCAAGACGGATATGCCATGGGACCAATATAATGAAATGAAAAAGGATGTTCGTGAATACCGAACAGAAATGCTTGACATTCAACATAAAGATTCAGCACAATAAAGGTATGTAAATTTTTATAATCCTACGGGATTATAAAATGCTGGGACTACGACCAAACCGCAAGCGTCAACCGACGCACGAGTCCTTTATTAAGCGCACGGGGTTCTATGAATCCAAACCTGTAGTAGAAGAGAAGAAGGATGTGATGCCATCCAAGTCCATAGGAGGCGATGTCCTCAACTGGTTGCTGGGATATGAATCCACTCGCTTCAAGGCATTCCTCAAAGCTCACGGTGAAGAACCCATTACTAACCTCATGATAGGACGCACGCCTATTGCCAAAGCAGTTCGCCTTGGGTTCGACTTGATTACTGGTGGAGAGTTCGAGAAGGCACACAAGAAGCTCGGCGTGGATAACTTCTTCCATCTCTTTGTCGTGGTCAACAAGAAGTATCGTCTAGAGAAGAACGAGGTCGTCAATCAACTCGCTTGGTCAAAGGGCGAGAAAGAAGAGGATATGGAAATACTAGTTAAAGAAGGATTGACCATCGACCAATTGATTCAGAACGGCGCCAAGGGCAACGAGAAGACCTTCTGGTTAGAATATCAACCATTAGGCAACAATTGTCAGGCATGGGTATCGATGCTTCTCAAGAAGAATGGATTAATGACAAGTGAAGCGAATCGCTTCGTGAACCAAGATATGGAAAAGTTATTGAAGGAGTTGCCCGCCTACACTGCTGCTACCAGTAAAGACATTACTGATGTCGCCTCCGTGGTCAACAGGATTCTCCAACTCACCACTGGGGGGCGTCTTGGGTTCGCCGTCGGGGAGAGTGATGTCGGTATGTCCACCCACGACGAAGGTCTCGGGGTAAGGAGGCAACTTCGTCCCCGCCCAAAAGTTAAACGAATGCGTAAGTCCATCTTTCATATTTAGGTAGGAGTGGACGGTCTTACCACCTTCTTCATATTCGACCTTGACCTCTTCCGAGGCGGGACGCATCCGCTCATACATCTCCTTTAACTCTTCTTTTGACTTTCCTCCAGCAGGATACGAAATCGGCAGTTTACTCATTTTCTTAGTTATATCCAAGAAAATATTTTTTTTATTTTCTTCATTATTATTAAATACAATGAGTGATTTGTCCAGTGATTCCAGCGGTTCTTCCGATTCAGAATCCAACCACGAATTGGACTTGAATACCGTTAATGAGTGTATCCGTGAATACGAGAAGGGGCAAAAAAAAGAGCGGAAAAAGAGGTGGGACGCAGGAGTGAAACCTGAAAAAGTTATTTTAGATGCCGAGGACATCGCCAGCAAGATTATTCTCAGTCCTGCCCAGATACGAAAAATCCAAAAGGCAGAACAAAAGGAACGCACCGAAAAACAGAAGATCCAGTTAAAGGAAATGCGGGAAAAGGTGCTGAGGGAGAAACTCGAGGCAAAGAAAGTAGTTGACATGCGCAAGGACAAGACAAGTAAAGGAGTAGAGATTCCCGTGTCGACCAAAGGACGCACGCGTAAACCCAAGGTGGTCAAGGAAGAGTCCGAGTCGGAAGAGGAGGAACCAGAACCGCCCAAGAAGACGCGCGGGTTCCAGGCAAAGAAACCAGTCTTGGATGATGAGGACGACATCGATCACACCGTAGCTAAGTTGAACAAGATCAATTCGGTGCTAGAGAGCGGGAATCCGTATCTGGCGATGATCATGAAGAATCGTATGGGACGCAAGTAATTTTTTTAATCTTGATAGATTAGAAACCATGGCACAGGCATTGGATGAATCGGAACACGATCCCGTTCACAAGGTGTCTAGTCAATCTCACAAAATCGTCAACGACCGACACGCCTTGGAAAAGCGGGGCGTTTCCTTAAAGGTCGTTCGTATCTATCAACAGATGTCGGTTCCCGACCAGACCGCTTTTATGAATCACATTGTTCAATTGTATGATGAGAGCAAGGAATCTCCAGGGGGACGATTCAGGAATAGACGAGAACAAGGTTCTTATTTGTGTAATAAATTCTTTGAACAACACCAGGATCTGGCACAAAAATACAAGTATGAACCAGGTATGGCAATCGGGGGCAAGGTGGGTGAGTTCATGGAACCGCTACCCGTCAAGAGAGACGACCCCTGGCAGATGGGGTTTGATGATGCCAAGAGTGGACGGTTTGATGCCAAGACCTTGGGTAAACGAAGAGACCGCTACTTTCACGAGTTAGCTGATGCCAATGAATACGACAAGGGGGTGCTAGAGGGAGAGAAGGATGGGCATCACGAGGAATGGCATCGACGCATCATGAAGCATCGCAAGTAATTTTTTTAATCTTGGTAGATTAGAAACACAATGGTGTCCATGCGATTACTAAGTCCCGCCAATCGGGCACGCTTCAACGCCTTAACAAGAGACCAACGACGAGAATTCAGAGAGTTTGCGGACGGGGAACGAACCTCTCCCGATATTGAGGAAGCACACGATTTACTCAATGCCCACTTTGACCGATGGATGAGCGTTCACCATCCTGAGCATGCCTCTGAAGCATCCTCGTCGCCTTCTTCTAAACCACCTAGTCATGCCGTGGGTGGGTATGTCCGACATCATCAAGAACGACAAGACAATAGCGCAATTGTGCGCATGGCACACTAAAAACAGTCAACGGACTTTTGAAATGTCAAGATTTCAAAATAATGCCGAGTGTTAAGTTTTCCTTGATAGTTATGTTAACCGTTTCGATAAGTATTTTATTCTTGAGTGCGCAAAAGTGCGCAAATGCGCAAAAAAAGGGTTTCCCCCCAACTTTTCTTGAAAAAAAAGAAAAAAAAAGTTTTACAAAAAAATATTTGGGGGGAAGTGTATATTTTGCGCATTTGCGCACAATAAGTATTCATATAAAAATACTTATCATTATACCTGTTGAAGGAATACCCATATATGTCTACGCGAGTCTATCTCGATACGGACTCGTGCTTGATCAAGGAGTCCCCTGAATTTTTGTTTGGATATATCGTTTCGTCCATTGCGCTTGTATGTGTCATATAAATCTCCTAATGCCATCTTGGATTCGGATGCGGTGTAATTCTCGAGAAATTCTGTTAACGGATTGTTGTCTTTCACAATGATCTGATGTTGTTCTTTATTGCGTTCGGTCATGGTGTATTTACCTTTGGACTTATCCCACGCATCAAACAGCATCCATAATAACGCGTTTCGGTAATCCATGTCCGCACTGATAATCTCCTTGAGGTTTTTGTTAATGAGTTTGTAGTTCGGAAGTCGCCCCAAGTCTTCTTCCTCGACAAATTTATAGGGGAACTCTTGCGGTTTAATTCGTGCTTCAATACCTTCGTCAATGCGACTGAGTCTCGGCATATCATTACATTGAAGCAACATGGTAAACTTAGGGACAAAAGCAAAGCATTCTTTGTGAAGATGGCGAACCTTCATTGTATCTTTACCAGTCATTTGTTTGATTCGACTGGTGATCAATTGCGCGCCTCCGTCGGGTTCCGTTGAGTTCACGCATCTCGCCCATCTCAATTGTGCTAATTCAGAAGAAGCTCGTCCAGTCCCCTTGCTTTCTTGAGTCAATTCTTCGATTGGTAAATCGGCAAAATAATTGCCTAGAATCAAGTTAAGTAAAGTGGCAATAAGACCTTTCCCATTACGACCGACGCCTTTCCATACCACAATGATTTCATTCATGTTGCCTCCGTATAAAAACACGGCGATATTGGATAAGAACGCGTCGTATTCATCTTCAGGAATAATCTCGCGTAAGACCTTCTTTACTTTGTCGAATGCTCCAATAGGAATCGATTCTCGTGGGATGAAATCGTATCCACAAGTAGTCAATATACGATCCGTGGGGGAAATGTCAACTACCTTGCGTTCTAGCATGTCATATGCTTTTTGGTCTTTGAACGCAAACCAATGTGGTTTCATATCAAAGGTAGACAGAATCATATCATCCAAGAACTTACCTTGGGCAACATCCAATACTAGTTTGATCTTGGTTGCCGTCTGTAATTTGTTGATTTCTTTCAATAACAATTCATAGATTTTCATGCTTTCCTTGACTTGTTTGATTTCCGCTTTGCGTTCTTTAGCATCGTCCTCGTCTTCATCGTCTTCTTGGTCATGTAAGCGTTGTAGTTTGGTCTTTAGTTTCTTTAACTTCATTTCACGCCATTCCATGAGCTCCGTTGTCAATAGTTCCATGATAGGAGCAAAGATGATGGTTCGATCTCCCATGACCCACATTTTACCATTGTAATGAATCCATCCATGCGTGGTTGTATAATAGAGATTGTCTCGATAGGATTCATAAAGGACTTCACTGATATTGTAATCCGTCAACGATCGTTGTGAAAAAAAGTCTTTGAGAATACGGGAGACCATAGCAGAGGTAGTAGGGAACAGTTTCTTGACATCCACGCCATCCTTCTTTAACCATCCATAAATGATACTCGCACCAAATGAGTCATTCTCTTTACAGGTATTCCACGCGCGTATACATTCACTAGCATCGAATCGTTCGTATCCAGATGCCTGAGACAATTCAATGAATAGGTCTCGTGAGAGTTTATGCGTCTTCATAAAGACCATCAGTGCCAACCACATATTGTAGGATTTGAATCGTGCTGGTTTTACATGCTTTAACATCTCAATGTATTTCTTACGCTTGTCATCATCGGTAATGTCTTCTTCTTCCGTATATTCACGGGCGTCCTTTTTGATTTGTTCCGCCATTTGTCGACCCAATTGTGTAGAGTAGAATTTTGTCGGAGCGCCGTTGGGCATGGATACCAAGTAATCAGATAATTGTAGTTTCTCGCCTTGTAAGACGACAGGCGTGTGGGAATAAGGTTTATCTTTCGTCGTGCCATAAGGGACTCGGAACCAAATCTTCTTGCCGTATACTCCAGTGTCAATATTCTTAAATCGTTCTTTGCCTACTAGTTGTTCAAATAATTCTTGTTCGTCAATGGGTTGGAAGTGTTCTCGCACAATGTTAATCTTCTTGAAAATCACATGAAAGGATACTTTCTTTGGATGGATGCTCTCGGTAAAGACAAACCCATTCTTGAAATGTCCAGCATGTTGAGACAAGAGATCACGAATCTCTGTTCGGGTCTTTTGGATGTAGTCAGCGTCGGTCGAATTCTCGTCATAGTCGAAATACAGTTTGGTGGTCTTTGTCAATAACTCATAAGGATAAGACTGTAAAATATCCTTTGTAATGGAGGTAGGAGCAAAGTCCTTTAAGCGCTCGGCACGATCTTCTGCGTTGACATAAACGGTATCGCACAATTGAATCATTTTAATATCAATCAAGATTTTAAACAAAAATTTCATTTTTTAAAAAATGAAAATCGCTCCCCCAAAAAATGAAAAAATGAAATTTTAATTTAAATATTGTATCATTATAAAATGGGACGCAAAGCTTTATATGCTACGGAAGAAGAACGCATGGTTGCTCGTCGAGAGGCAGCACTCAAATACTATTACGCAAACCGTCAACTGAAAAAGGAACCGACGGAACGCGGTAAGGGCGTTAGTTATACACCTGAATACCATCAGCGATATGCTCGGGAGTATTATCGTCGGAAGATTGGTAAGACCAATCCCGAAACAGAATCCACTTTAGCGTCCCCATCCGAATGTTCCTGAACTCAATCTGTTCCCCGTCTACGCGCGCACCATCCCCGAGACGATAGGGATGACTAGGATTGTATACGCCCCAATGGAGAACAACCTTCCACATCTCGGTCTCATCGTCAATATCAGGTAAGTCTGTCTCGTCAATACCATTCGCTAGATTCACAATCAATTCAATCGCCATTTACTGTCCCTGTTGATCTAACCACTTATAATAATCTGCGAGTATCTTTTCCATCATCGCGCGTTGTTCCGCTTCTGTCATCTTACGATAACACAAGATTTTAAAAATAAAATCTCCCATTACTATAATAATGAGTAAAGACCTCTCGAAAATCTTCAAGGCGCATGACAAAGACGAGATTTCTTCAACGGAACCCGTCCTTAAAAATACCAAGGCAGCACAGATGTGTATCATCGGACCCAAGCGTTCAGGTAAGTCCTCCCTGATTCTCTCCTTTCTCTCCTCGACCAAATTATACAAGGGTCATTTTGGCAACATCTTTTACATCAGTCCTTCTGCGGATGGCAAGATGTCCGCCCTCATCGAAGAGATTGACAAGGAGGGCAAGTATTACAAAGAGTTGACCGAAGGCAACATCCAAAAGATTTTGGACTACATCAAAGAAGAACAGGGTAAACAAAAGTTCAAGGAGAAGAAGCTAGGGCGTAAACTGCCGCCTATCTATAACTTGCTTGTCCTCGATGACTGTATGGCAGACTTGCCAAGAACATTCAAGAAGAACAAAATCACTTCCCTGTTTATGAACGCGCGTCATTACAATTTGTCGACCATGGTTGTATCGCAGGTCTACAAGGGCATCCCCGCATCTATCCGTAAACAGACTGACATCTTTTACCTATTTCCAGTGGTCAAGAAGGAAAAGGAAGCGTTGATGGAAGACTTTGATATACCAGAGGCGGCATTCGATACCTGCTTTGCGGATGAGTCCGACCATCCCTTTTTAACCGTGAATGTAGTCTCCAAACACCATCCTACCTTTTTTCGGAAGATGGATAAGATGGATGTGAAATCGGAATAATATTTTTTTCTTGTCTACATGTAAAATGGTTCTAGCACAGTTTATCATCACTCTCGATGACATCCTCAATAACGCAAACGAGACCTCTAACGGATTCACCATGACCCCTGTCCTCTCTACCCAAACCTCTTACAACAACCCTGCCACCGTCGTCCGCCAAGTCAATTTATACGGGGGGCGATACCGAGTCCGCGTAGACAATGCGACGATTTATTCGGGAGCAACCAACACGACCACTTATTACTTCAATCCCCAAATCATCAATATCAATTCAAGCAAATTCCATTTCCCCGCAGGAGGTTCGGCAGGATTGAACTTTAGCAACAACAATGCTTCCGTCCAAGGTGGTATTGCTGGACACCGCGAGTTTGAAATGAATGACCTGAATGGAAACATTGACTTGTCTATTTCCATCAGTCAATTTGGACAAAGCGTCAACGCCAACCCTGCTGCCGTCGCCGCACCCTTCACCATTGATAAGACCGCCACTTGGGCAAGCGCACAATTCTCGTATATGTTGCTCACACTTGAATTCTGTGTCATGGACAGCAAAGCATTGTTTGGAGATGCCAACCGTGCCTTCCAATAAATCTTTTCTATTAATTGAATAGAAAATCTCGTGGTATATCCGAGGTAGAGTCATCAGCGTTTTACTTGTATCGTGCCATCGGATTCGAAGGCGAGTAAAACATCGTATACCACAATCAAGGTAGACAGGTAGGTCGGATTTTGTGCGCCATAACCAGTCAACTGGATGTTCAAAGTTGTACAAGGCGTGCCTGCGAACAGGGACGCTTCATCGTCAAACGAAGTCAAATCCCAACCCAACGCATAGAAGTTGGTCAAGTAAGGACTATTGGCGAGCGTCGAGGATGCCATCGGAGGAGATGAGTAGATGACGCTGCCTTGGAGAGAGTGATGGAGGGCATTCTTCAATCCCTGAAAGCACATGACAGGCGTATCAAAGATAGCAGAGTTGATTTGGTTGCCGTCCACAAAGACAATGGCGTTCGTGCCAGCACCAGAGAAGGCATAACTGGCGTTGTAATCCGTCGTATCTCGGACATACTGTAATTGCGTGCCAGAAGCATAACCAGCGCCGTTAGAAGGCAAGACAAAGACCGCGCGCACGGAGGAAGCATTCAGACCCAGTGAGTAAGAAGTAGCAATCGAGGCGGGAATTTGGACATTCAGCGTCGAAGTTAAATTCATGATAAACGGAGAAGACTTGACTGCCATGCGCTCCGCTTCAACATATGCACTCGGCAATTCACAAGCTTGATACACCAAGTAGGTGTTGGTGATGGTGTAATCCGTCAGGGCAGTGATAGAGGCACCCTTCCAGATGGCACGGGACAGGGACGCCAAGTCAATCTGGAGCGTCAACGGGGCAGACAACAGGTAGTTGGGAAAATCCTGCGTGCTCGAGTTAAACACGGACAGCGGCAATGGCAGCACCAAATCGATTTCGGCGCCAGTCGTGCTGTTGTAAGTCCATGCCTGACCGACACCAGCAAGCATCAATCCATCGGCAGATAAATAAGAAGCATTCGAGTTGTGGAGCAACATCAGATTGAGATTGTCATTGCAATAATTCTGTTGTTCAATTACAGCACTGTTAGCGCCATACAAGGTCAAACGGTTGATGACGGAATAACCGTTGCCGTAAGTGGGGACAAACGACGAAGCGGAGATGGCACCAGCACCTTGGAAACCGATAGAGGTGGCAGAGGCACCAGCGGTGGCACCAGTCAGACCGACTGCCTGGACACGGCAGCGCAGCGCCATGGTTCCGCGAGTGATGGAGTAGTTCGACGGAGGGATGTTGAATAACACGACGCCACCGCTATTTTGACTTTGACTCGTGGAAGAAATCTGAAAAATGCGATTGCGGGTCTTGATTGCTTGAGCGGACGAGTTGCTCTTGAGCGAGTTGGGGACATCTTGGGTCATGTAGTTGTGGACTTCCTGGTTTTGCTGAGTGAAGTGCGCCATTGGTTTGTTTTGTATGTAGCAACATAAAAAAATTTTTTTTTTCGCTCATTTAGTGAATTTATAATAGTTCCCAAAGTCTAAATCATTGACTTGGGCAAGTGAACGGCGATTCTTGACGGCATGACGCATGGTCTCTGGATTATTCATCATAGGAAACCCGTGTCCAAAGTTATACATGAGTGATTCTTGTCCACGGGGAGCACCGTGTAATTTAACTGGATTGGCATCGACGAGGGTCTTGCCACGGAGGGAATGGTGGACATCCTTGGAATGGACATCGTTGACATGGTCTTCGTATTCGGGGGCGACTTTAGTAGAGGTAGTTCCCTTGACGACATTATTGACAAAGGGGAGGAATTCACGAGTGAACTTATGACCGAAGTGGTGAGACATTTACTGTGGAGCAAGATTTTTATTTTCAGCAATTTTTACTTCCGCTTGGTTTGCTGCGCGTTTCGCTTCAATCTCCTTTTCCAACTTCTCCTTCTTTGCGAGGAGGTCTTCCATGAGTCGGTCTCGTTCTGCCACCAACTCCTTTGGTATGACGGGAGTAGGATGTCCAATGATGTCTTGGTAAGCGTTATTGGGTTTCATCATGACTTCGTCAATCTGAAGCATGACCCCCCAATTGACTCCCTGAAGGTCTAGCGTATACAGCGTCGACAAGTTATCCGACCAATACAAATTAAGGGATGGCAAGAACTTGTTGCTAATCAGATACTTGATGTCATTGCGGTAATACACAATACTATTCGGGAGGGTCGTGATAGGCACCTTGGCAATGATGTCCGAGTTGTTATAGGTCTGGACAATTGCTTCAAAGTTGCTTTGGAACTTGAGGGTCTCGGAACGCAAGTAAACGGAGGTGATGGGGTTAACCATGACCTTGTTGGGACTCGTCAGTGTGCCCGCGTATCCCGTCCCGCCTGTTCCAAAGGCAGTCGCGGAAGAGTTAATCGCGGGGAATCCCAACATAATACCCAAGACAAACGAGGCGGCAAAGTTGAAT